ATTAACTTCTCTAGTCCACCACCTAGCCTATCGCTATGTTCTGGGTTCTCTTGGTATAGTTCCCATACTTGTAAAGCTACTGCTAGTTTGAAATCGTCTTTAAAAGGATATAGAATGTATGCCTTTGAAGTTGTATCGTATGCGCTACCTTGAGTAGTAACTGTGATGACCTCATCAGCAAAGTCTGCAATAACTACATGAGCATCTGCATTAGTACCATTATAAGTAATAAGAGATCCACCATTTAGTTCATCTGCTCTATAGCCATTAGAACTAGCTAATGTACCAGAAACGAAAGTAGTAGTAGATCCACTATCTGCTGTCTCCGTTAAGTAATCATGATCTAGATCTGAGTTATTAAAACCTGCTCTTGGAAACTCCATTGGTTGTCCAGCTAAAGGATAAGATAATCTGTCCCATCCTGGATAAAAGAACTTCTGTCCTGCCCAATTAGAAGCACCATCAATCTGTTTAGATGCTGTAATAATAAGTCTTTCTTTAAGCTCAGTAGTATCATCAGTAGATAGACCTTTACCAAAGTTAGCCCATCCTGAACATCCTGTTCTCTTACCTAAGATAGCATCACATTCTGCTACTGTAATGTAAGCATTAGCAATTGATCCACCTAGTACAGCGTTTAATTGAGAGGTGTATGCCATTATTTAATTCCTATTTTTCTTTTGATACCAGCCATTATTTCTTTATCCATTTGATCTCTGATCTTCTTTATAGCTTCTGTAAAGAACTTGTTAGCTTTAATTGTTACTTGTTTGACCCTTACTAAATGATTGCTTCCTTTAGGTTGAAACATTAGATAAGGAGAGTACTTAGCTTTAATAGTACCACCATAATTCTGTATAGCTGCATATGGTGCGTTTACCCATACTTTTAACTTCAGCTTCCTGACACTATACTGTACTCCATTAGCTCCCATTATATCTTGTGGGATATGTTTGAATCTCTTCTGAGCTTGTTGCTTTACATATCCTGGGTTAGTAGTAGCTTTTATACCTAGAGATTTTAATCCTGCTGTAATACCTTTTCTAGCACCAGCACTACCAGCCTTTATCATTCGATCAACGCCTGGACTATTCTTTGTCTTGGATGTCAGTTTCATTGCCATCAGGTATTACCTCCAATTTAGGTACTTCAGGTAATACCTCCAATTCAGGGACTTCTTTAACTTCTGTTAGCTCTTTAACGATTTGATTACGTCTAGCCTCATCCATCTCTGGATATCTATTACCAACATAACCATCGTAGATATCTTCTTTAGCTGTAGTAGAGTCTCCTAGGATCTCAAGGTCTACTTTAGTATTCTCTTGAATCTCTTGTCCACCATCTAGATCAAATTGATCAGGGAAATCTACTACAAAAACTTCACTAGTATTATCCCAAGCAGCTACTATATTAAGAATCCTAGAGAAGTCATTCTCCAGAGTAGTTCCATTATCTTTTAATACTGCATTGGTTGCCATAAACCTACGTCTTTTAGCTTCTCCACTCTCTGCTGTCATAGACTGATTAATAGCGTTAGGATCTTCTCCACTGATCTCTGCTATCTCATTACGAATACTATCTATATCTTCCTGTAGGGTTGAAGCGGATACACCATCCGGCTGAATAAAAGAAGGAGCATTCATATCCTCTGGATAAATAACAATATAACCTGCACCTAATGTGGGGTCAGTGCCTCCCTCTTCAAGGTAATCTTCAGCAGTACCCTGAGCTACTAACTGAGGGAATGTCTGTCTATATAGAATCTCTTGTTTAAGAGATTGTTTATTAAGTAATTCTTTGTTGAGCATAGCTATGTTGTTTAGGAGAGATACTCCTACAACTTGGCTCTTAGGATCAGGATCAATACGAACACTAACTAGAGGTACTTGTCCAACTGGGTTAATACCTTCTCCTACTAGTGTCCATTCAATACCTTCATCCATTCTATTTTTTTGTACGCCACGGTATCTCTGCCATATTTGAGGTGTCCATACCATACGGTACTCAGCCATGTCCTTATTCAACGTAGGTAAACCTTGATCATTGAGTCCTAATTCTCCTTCTGGACCACTATCACGCAGTACAACCCACTTAAATACACCTTTGTCATCAGCTTCCCAGTTTAATAGATCTCTGGGGCTGTAGGCTGTTAAGTAGGTACGGATACCATCTTCTTGTTCTTGTAGTACGGTTTGATCTACTTTGTCCGTGAAGGGTCTGTCTATTAAAACAGGACAATACCCAAAGACAGTAGCAGACTTCGTAACTCTCTTGAAGAATTCCTCTAAGGAGTTATTATAATTATCTGCACTATTCCACAAGTATTCAGGAGGTTTAGGATCGTATTTGATTGGTGAGCTATATAGGAAACCTACTCTACGGTCTACAGGACGCTTACAACGGTTCTCGTAATATGCTCTTTGTACTCTACGTCCGAAGTCTCCTTCGCTCTCAAGTCTATGAGTGTGTATATTAGCAGCCTTATTGTATCTCTCGCCCCCGTAATATGATTGCTCAAAAAGATCCCATAGATGAGATGAAGCATCATAGGTAGGTTCGTTGTAATCTAAAATACTCTTATTTCTATCTGTCATTTTATATTCTTACTTTTCATTAGTTGGGTGTTAGATTAGGAATAATATCCTGACAGACCTATCCAGATCTGGGTATGAGTGGTTATAACTCCCTTATTATACTTGTTTTCGTTCTAGTATGTCAAATTTTATCTTATCATCCAAGTAAAGGACATTGAATATAAACGGTATTCCTCTATCTCTGTTATATTTTTTAGGCCAATACGTTGCTCAAAAGAAAAACGTAAGCCCCATTGGTCATGGTTGCTTCTTAATAGCTGCCTACGGTACTCCACATAAGCTCCTGTGCCTAGTGTATGACCTGTTAGATCTTTTGAAAGGTCTGTATATACATTACCTGTTAGACCTAAGTGTAAGGACTCCAAGAAGGAGTAGTTATCTGATGTTATTGTCTTTGTGGGTAGATACTTGATATTGGTTTCTATCTCCCGCCCTTCGCTTAAAATAATACCATCCTTATCAATCTCTTCTAGGAACAGCTTATACGTCTTTGTGAGTGTCTTATCATCGCTAAGTACTATGTCACTGATGACGAAGTGTTGGTTTAGAGAGTATTCTACACTGTTAGGTTGTCTAATGAATCTAAGTCTCTTATCATCGAATACGAAGTGATCTGGCTTATCCACCTCTATGTACTTAACTACATCTTTGTAGATCGTAGTAGTTTCCAGTTGTACCTGAGTAGTTGTAAGGAGTTCAGGGTCCATACCTTCACTCTTGATGTAATTGAGCAGGGCTTCTTTGTCTTTAAATGCTTCATTGATCCCCTCCAATAGGTCTTCTTGAGTGTTATACCTACCTTCAGCATACTCCATAGCTACCTTATGTTCTTTTTTAATCTGATAGCTCTCATGCTGAGAGTAACCCACAAAGCTAACTAACGTAATTATTATTCCCGCGAATAAAAAACTCTTCCATTTACTCATGATATACTCCTACTGATTGTGCATATGGTATGTTAGATGTCTTCTTTATATCTTGATACCCCACGAAGCCTATGAAACAACTTGTTATTACCCCTATTGTGGATATAGCACTGGCTACTATCATACCCTCTATTGTTAGGAAGGCCGAGAGCATAACTAAACCTAAGATAATGGTCATACTGATCATAAACGCAAGAAACTTGCGGGATCGCCACTTGTTATTCCCCTGGTATTCGGGCGTACTGCTCATTATAGATTTCCTTCACTAGGGGTACGAAGTACTTGTTAGTTATGTGGGTTGATGTCATGTTGTTAAGAAAGAACTCATGCCCGTTAGCGGCTATCTCTTCTCTCTCTTTCTCATGGTCTAGGTAGTACTGTATGGTATCATTAATACCCTCAATAGAACTCTCTACTAGATGCACACCATCTATTAGCCCTACCTCTTTGAATCCTTTAATACCTGTAGGGGCGATGATGAATGACCCAGAAGCTAACATCTCTACTATCTTCTTAAACATTATACCCCAGTAGCCACCACAATACACTAATATCTTAGTCTTTCTCATAGCCATGAAGTAGTCTAGTTGGGTTAGTCTTGTACCTTGTGGTAGGGTCTTATACCCTATGTCCTGGGTAGCTATCCTTGTACTTACTCTGAATGGATACTTAGCATCCATCTTTATACCTCCTGCTCCTGGGATCATGAGATCGTATTCTTTAGGAGGGAAGGTAGTGTTATTAGTGAATGAGTCTTTTACCGAGAAGGGTAAGGGATATAAGTGCGCGTTAACAAAGAACTTCTGTACCAGTGGCTTGTAAGCAGGTGTGGCATAAGGACTTACTATCCTATATGCCTTGCCCTCTTTAGGCTTGATCTCTCTAGGAGATCCACTATGCCAGAAGTCATGGTCTATTCGTACTATCTTAATATCCTTATCTTTCTTGAACTCCTGCTCTATGGTCTCATATCTCTCCATATCCTCATGTGTCTGCTTACAGTAGTCTAAGAACTTCTTTCTTTCCGGGGACTTAGCATCCCTTCTAAGGTAGTGCATCCTCCATATACCAGAGATAAAGATGATATCAGGCTTACCTCCCATCCTTTCATACATCTCTTCTAGGCTCTTACTATATGAGACAGTGTTATGGTGGGCAGGACCAGCGAAGTACATGTCTATACCCGCTGCCCTACAAGCATCTGTATTAACACTCTCTTCTATATCTGTGGAATGAGAGTAGTACCAACGACGGTTGAGTCCCCAAGCAAGTACTAAGATAGGCTTAGTCATCATATCCCCGTTTCTTTCTCTCTATAGTCCTTGAAAGTACACGCATCCTTGCCACGTTGATCTGATCATCACCCTCTACGAAGTCATACTTATCTTTCCACTTATCATAGGAGTACCATCCTTTAACACCATTAAGCAGCATAGGCTGCTTGTAATCCCCACCTATTGTACCTACAGTGCCGAATAGGACAGAGAACTCACTGATGTAATACTCTCCATCACTCTCTAGGATATCCACACAGAAGATATCTGTCTTCATAGCTACTCTTAGTCTCCTTGCTATATCTAATACTTCTCTAGGGGGATCATCATATATGATTAGTCCAGTACCAGAAGCTCTGAAGTCCTTAGTAGGTTTATCATTGATCCTTCCCCAATATTTATTTCCGCACACAGTTATTCTCCATTCTGTGGCATTAGGGATAAACTTCTGTAGGATGATGGAGTCGTACTCTATTGAATGTCTACTTAGGTGGTGTTTTTGTACTGATGGTATCCCAGAGGAGAAGGATGTATCTACCCGCGCCATAAGTTCTTCCTTATCCCTAACTATACTAACACCATGAGAACTACTACCTAGGCTAGTCTTCACTACTATAGGGAAGCCTAGTACCTCTCCTGCAATCATAGCTTCATCTCTCTTGTAGCATACCATTGTGGGTATATAAGGGAAGCCATTAAGCTGTAAGTAATGGGCTATAGCCCTCTTGTTCTCATAGAGCATTATCATGTTAGATGTAGGATGTACTATTAGTCCTGCTTGTTCCATGGCATAGATCTTCTCCATAGCCATATCTTTCTCATTAGGCCAGTACATAGCACGATGAAAGAATCCATCAAAGGTAGGGTCCATTACCTTCTCATACCAATCATAAGCATGGAAGTCTATGAACTCATACTCCATATCATATTTCTTACATCCTTCTACGAAAGCAGCATTGAGTATCTTATGCTTACGATCATAGTCCCTATTCTCTAGGATACCTATCTTAAGTCCCATTATAGATCTAGCTCCTTTAGGTATGGTAGTACTTCTTTCTGGGTTATACGTTGATCTACTGTTCTTATGTCCTTATAGGACTTCATGTGTAATATACAACTATCTGGTGTTGTTAGATGTACTGGGGCACATATAACCTTATCTCTTATCTCCCCATAGTTGTATTGTAGGCTATGGTCTTCTACTACTTTACTTAGGGCTGGGCTTTCTTTTACCATTGTATTCATCTTAGGTATCTGTTTTATCCACAGATCAAGGAAGGGAAGAGATTCTTTTATGTCAATCGCGGCAAAAAAACATCCAATATACTTAGGCTTCTTATAGGTAGTACGACATAAGATAAAGTCTCTATTACCTTCAAATAATTCTAGCCAAAAGAACATATCATTAACGAACATACAGTCTACATCTACCATTATAGTAGGAGTAGGGTCTCTCATAAGACTATCTTTAAGGAAGGAAGTCTTTGAATACGTTATGGTTTCCCATACTTCATCATGAATATTGTCCATTTTAGCCATATCTACCTTAGTAGGTCTTACTACTACATCTCTTGTGGATAACCACTCCAGATCCTGAGAAGTGAGTCCCGTATCGTACACATATAGGAAGTTTATCTTATTTTCTGGGAGATATCTTCTCGCGGAAGAAATAAAAAGCTTCAGGAAATTAAAATAGGAATGGTTAGCTACTGTAAGGATGTTATATTTCATTTGTTCCCCTGTGTTATGTGAGTATAGTATTATTGCTATGTAGTTACTTTTAGTTGTGACATTCATGACATTTACTACTTGTGGATAATGTATGCCTTACTATGCTTAGAGTACCTCTTGAATCTACTGGTACTATGTCTCTCAAAACGTTTGAAGCGTGAGGTAAATGGCGCGCCCTTGTGTATTTCCTCATCGGAAAATAAGTCATAGACTGCCTTATTGTATACGGCCATGTTTATGTTCTTATTGCTATCTAGGGATATGAATGTGTCTTTCATTAGGTTTAGGAGATTTAGTACTGGTTGTATAGTTCCTCCTATCGCTCCTGCATTGAGAATCTGTTTGTCTTCATAGACTACTTTATTAAAGGCTTCTTTCATCTTATCCATTACCCAACCGTTATTAGAGATGATGTTCTCTCTTTCATCTAGACCACAGTATAGCTTATATTCATTACTTATTAGGTCGAAAGGGTTCTTAGTGAATACTACATCAAATAGGTCTGTCATTAGTACTCTATCTGTATAATCTTTTCTATTGTTTAGATATTCCACATAAGCAAGAAATCGCTCATCATTCGTCGAAAAAAAATCTAACTCGTGGTACTTAAAGATTATCTTTGGATATAGACTCATAAATTCCTTAGATAGACCATCATGAAATATTATAAGGTCAATATTGTCTAAGTGTTTTTCTATACTGTTGTAGTAGTTATCTATCTTACTTGGGTCATTAGCCTCTACTTGGTTGTTGTTATCTTGAGGATCTGGTGCGCCGAAAAAATAACTTGAGAGAAGAACATTTCTCTTTGGTATATGTAGTATTCTACTATAGTTAGGCATTCTTGTCCATATCTCCTTCTTTGAGATAGATATTGGTGCATGTCCTGATGTAGTTGATCCAATGTGTTTACGGTATAAATAGGTAGGCTTAGTATCTAAAGCAAATGGTAAACCACTATACATAAACCTAGCTATAATTTCCTGATCCTCACCATATTTTAATTGTTCGTCTAAAAACCCTATTACGTCTTTAAACACATTTCTATCACATAAACATTGGGCAAAGGAAACTCTACAATTACAGGGAGTTTGAAGATATTCGTTTTTAATGAATTCTTCTGACTTATTGGTCTTCATCCAGTCCATAGGATATCTAATCTCAGTGTCACTACCCATGAACCATTCAATATTGCCAAATACGGCAGATACTTCCTTCTCTAGGATAATACTGAGTAATGTTGAGACTCTATCGGGTTCACATAGATCATCTACATCCTGTTTAAGGATATACGGTTCTTTAGCTTCCTTGATAAATAAATTTATCGTGGCCGCAATTCCCTGACGGGATTCATTAGTATAGAATTCGTAGTCTTTACCCTCAGTTCCTAAGTTATGAGCTAAGGATTGTACCATATAGGATGATCCATCAGTGCTACCATCATCGTAGAAATAGACCTTTGTGTTAGAAAGGTCTTGTGATTCCAGGTTCTTCATTAGTTCTGGAATGAATCGTAATCCATTATAGTACGGTACTAGGAGAGATACATACTTCTTGTTGGATTTCTTTAGTATTACCTTCTTAGTTCTTTTAATAGGGTTATCTATATAGCTATCAAACATATCTTCTAGTAGTTTAATTTGTTTATCCCATGAATAAGGATATATTGATGCTCTACTAGTACGTTGTATAGTATTGGTATCTAGTTTGGTAATGGCTTCTATAGCTCCAGCGATTGTTGCTGGTTCTCTATTAGGAATGAAGAATCCATTCACGCCATGCTTGATTACTTGAGATGTAATACCTACTCTAGTCGTAATGACAGGAATACCACAAGACAAAGCTTCTAACACAGGTGTTGGAGTACCTTCTAATTCTGAGGCACAGACATAACATGAGATCTTAGAATAGAATTCATCGTACATCTGGTCATGTTGTATAGGATTAGTAGCTGCATCTTGGACTAATAGCTCAACATCAGCTAATTTACATGCTTCCTTTATCTCTGGAAGACCCTTGATATTACTGATAGTATTGGTATTCCCTGTCCACCCAATTTTAAAGGTGGGAGCAGCCGCCTTGCCGGGGGAACAAACAAAGCGACTACTATCCACACCTACGCTAACAAGTTTTACCTTGCTTGGATCTACTTGTTCACATAACTCCTGAAATAACATAAAGTTAGAACAGGTCCACCCGTCATAAGTGTCTATAGCTTCTTGAAATGATGAATAATGATCTGTAAGATTACCTATATAGGCTTTAGCATCGTACATTTCTTTAATATTTTTATGTGCCGAGTGCCATAAGCAATAAACGATATCGCATTCAATACCTTTATGCTGTGGTTTTGAGTACATTGGTACTACTGCGAATTGGAATCTATCGCTCAAATGGCTAATAATCTGCTTAGCTGTCTCAGCAAAAGACCAATCGTGTGTATCCACAACGAGAACTACTCTAGGACGCTTATCTAGTGCCCAATCTATAGAACGTTCACGGACTTCAGCACCACATAGGTTCCATAACTGCTTGCCAGACTTCTTCAATGTAAGCTTAGTGGTTGATGTTTCTTTACCTAAATATGTCCATCCCTTTTTCTGGTTAGTGTGAAATTGCCCGAAAATCTGCGGTTCGTCAGCTAAGGTAATAATAATACCGTCTTTGTTTTTCCATCTATGCATTAGTCAAACCTCTTCCAAAACTTTGCTTCTAGTGATTTCGGGTATATTTTACCACTAGTCCTCGAAACGTGTAAACAACGGCATTTTGGGTCTATAAAAACCTTATATCCATGTAGTTTAGCCTTCTCACACCACCACACGTCTTCACCACCTGCAAATCTGTAAGCACGACCATTAGATTTATTTCTTATCCAGTCCCATCTAAACCAGTCTTTATATCCTATAGCTTCTAGTACTTCTCTTTTTACTAATAGACATCCAAAACCAGTAGCATCTACCTCAAAAGGAGTAGACGGGTATTTAGGCTTAGGATCAAAGTCGTACATCTCATTCTTGGTATTTAGGTTAGCAAATACAGCTTTGTATGGTGTAGTCTTATAACAGCATACTCCACCTATTATAGGTTTATCGGCTTCTAATAGTTTCTGTATTCCTAGAGGGGAAGGGAGGATATCGTCGTCCAAAAAAAGAAAGTGTGAGACTTCTTTGTTTTGGTAAGCAGCAGTGGTAGTTTTATTCCTAGCTTCTAATATAGGTTTTCCAGTACAAGTATATATAGTGTATTCCGTATCTCCTATAGACGCAGAAAGGGCTTTATACCAGCCCTCAATAAACTCTCCGGTTAAAGATGGCGTGAGTACAGCTATCATTGCTAAGAACCACCAATGAGCTTATGTTGTTTTTCTAATCTCTGAGCCATTTTCATTAAATATTGTCTCTTAGCCTCTATCCATTGTGGAGTAGGATAAGTACCAGCATTGTTCATCTGGTATTGCTCTATATATTTATATAGGGTTCTCTCTATTAGCTCCCTAGCAGGATGTTTATATCTTTTTGCTTTCTTTGCAATAGGCATTATTCTACCTCAACTACTTTTACGCCCTTTGGCTTGTTTTTACTACCTTTTGGTCTACCGCCTTTTCTCTTCACTTTAGGCGCAGGAATATCCTCAATTTCAGTTTCAATAAACTGACCTATTAATTCCTGATAGATTTCTGGATATTGTTCTTGGAGGGCTTTAAGGTGTTTAGGATATAAAGATAGAGCATATCTTTCTAGAAGAACCCAACCTTTGCCATGAGGTTTTGGAGTAGTCCAATATTGGAGAGGTTGTTTAGGACCACCGACCATAGTTTCGATGATATTTAGTTTGTTTGTTCTGTGATCAAACTTACATAGAGTGACCTTTGATTTCCCATCTGGTATTGATTTCATTGCCATTATTATCCCCCGATAATTTAAGTGTTAGTTATGTTTGTTATAGATCTTATTAATCCAAGAAAGGAATTCCTCATAAGATCTTTCTAATTTAGCAGTATTGCAGTGCTTGCAGCAAGGAACGCAGTTATCTACCGTATATCCTACAGTGTTATCTTTACGGTCTATGCCATTATATATATAATATCCACCTGTTGCTTTTTGGATAGTGGATGGTTCTATTCCGCAGTAATGACAATTCTGTGAGGTTATATCTCTGAATTGTTCTTTAGTAAGATTAAAGTAGTAATCTCTTTCTTCTGCATGTCTTTTGTAAACCCTAATTAGAGTATTAAGTGCTGCTTCTCCAGAAGGAAGCTGTCTATGAACTCCATTGCCGCAAGTCCTAGTATTGCCTGATGAGAGATCGCCAGAGTGAATAGTAATCTTCCGACCACAACTACATTTACACAACCATCTAGCCTTCTTGTAGTTATCTGCAAGTCCAGCATAACTAACAACAGTTAATTCCCCAAAAACTTGTCCTGTAAGATCTTTAAAATTAGGTGCTCTACGACATGAAGTGCATGATTGAACATTTCCTCTTTGTAGTTCTGAGCTAGATGAGGTTATCTCACCACCGCAATCACATTTACATTTCCAAGCTACAGCATTTCTGATACGCTCTGTAGTTTGTTCTATTACTGTTAGTTTACCGAACCTTTGACTTTTTAGGTCTTTAGCTTTTCTTCCCATAATATAATACCTTTGTTTAAGTTAAAAGAGGGCAGGGCGTTATTACCCTGCCCTCTAATAGTATCATAGTATGTAGTAGCTGTCAAGTATGTTGTTTGTTTTAAACAACGTCTACCTTAGGCGTCCGTTATAATGGGAACGCCACTATTGTCGTCGATTTCGCCAACCCCGTAATTTGAAGTCACTACAACTTCAGTCATACGAGCAGAAGCATCACGATCAAATTCTAGTCTGGAAAGCCACTTAGTAACTAGACCAAGAGTATAATCCTGAATGAACATTGCGCCTACAACGTCTGCGGCTGTATTAGCAGTAGGACATTTACTTGACTGAAATACGGAAACGCCCATGTATTCGCCCTGATAGCCCTTTTTATCAATGAACTTTTCTTGCAGAATGAAAGCTGCGGAGTTTCCACCATCTCTCCAAGACTTACGAAGGTCAGAAGTTTGACGTGGATGCAATACGCAGACCATGTCGCCAAAATTCTGAGCATCCTGTGCTTCAAGGACATAACGAGCTTCATCGAAGTTGTCGTCAGTGAAGTCAGAACCAGTAGAACCAACGGCAGTACCGTCATTAAGACCAGCAAAAAGACCAGTTAGATCCCCTTCAAGCTTATCGGCAACAGCACGACCACAAGCTTTTGCATAAGTATCAAGTGTTCTCATCATACCTTTAGCAGATGCGATAGACTTATCAGTAATTGGCACTAAAACACCAACCTCAGATGCTGTGATCTGGATGTCAGTTGGTGTTACTGCACTACCAGTAATATCTGTTTCTTCAGCGACTGCTGTAGCAACTAGAGTGTCTAGTTTAGCGAATTGTCCGACTAGGCCGGATTCATTAGCAATATTCATTTCGTCAGTTAGAGGTGCTACAACGACATTAGCGCGAGCTTCCTGTGCGATAGCGTCATTGATGATTTCGCTATTAATAACGGAATCTAGTGTTGTGACTGTAGTATTAGCCATAATATATTTCCTTTAGAGTATTAACCCCAAATCTTAGTTTTCTTACCGGATAAGGAGCGTTGGTTTTTGATTGATTGCTTTTGTTGTGGAGATAGATTACGATAAGCGGCTCTTTGTTGATCGTCGCTCAGGCCATTAAACATATTCATATTGACATCTGCTTGACCATTGTTTCTACTCCAATTAGACCCTGCTCCACCACCAGCGCCATCCAGCGCCCACGAGTTCTTAGGAAGGAAATCCTTAATGAATTCTTCCACAGAAAGTAGTACAACATCGTGTCCATCATCAACCTTGACTGCCTGATATCCAGCACTTTCAACAGCTTCCCTATTAAGAATAACCTTAGCAGAGCCAGATTTCGTATCCACGATCATCATGTCTCTTAAAATTCTAGTCACAGCATCTAATGGACCTTTAGCTCCACCGTTAGCAAGAACTGTGTCTTTGATGGTATTACCCAACATAAAGTTATCACGATCTCTTGTAGCAGTAGATGCCATTTGTTCCAATTCAGCCATTTGTTTCTTTAATGGTGAAAGGTGTTGTTCTAGTTGTGCAGAAAAATCTTCAGTTGTGTTTGTGTTGTTACCTTTACCCTTTGTGGGGGTATTAAGGTCTTTATTTGAAATGAAATTTCTTACAGTTTCTAGATTCGGATTTGTCAGATCAATCTTGTTACCATCCGGTAGCATTTGGTTCATTAGTTCAAACGCTTCTCTTCGAGCCGCTGTAGCATTATCACGTCTAGCGATAATATCTTGCTTTTCTCTGTTGAAAGACTGTTCTTGTTGAATCAGCTTCTCGTTGATGTTTACGTTAGATTCTTCGGTTACTTGTTCCTCATTAGGCTGTCCAGCTTCATTAGGCATTGTTTAAATTCTCCTTGGTTCTATCCAGAACCGTTATTTTAGTTTTAATATCCCCGTTAATGGGAATATTGACATTTAAGAGTATTATCCCACATAGAGAAAATACTGTCAAATTATTTCCTTAGAGCTAATGATAGGCATCGAACCCATGACATTCTCCTTACTAAAGAGATGCTCTACCAACTGAGCTACATTAGCATTATTTTTAAACGACCTAGTGGAATATTACATTATGCTACTAGGCCAAATTATATGGATATAGCAGGATTTGAACCTGCGACATTCACTCTGCCAGAGTGACGTTCTTCCAACTGAACTATATACCCATAAAAGGAAAATCCCGCCTAGAGTGACTAAATTCCAGGCAGGATCTCCACAACAGAAAGGAGAGAAAAAATATGATAGTCGGGCTTACCCAACTAAGGACTATTATGGTATATACTCTATTATCTGTCAAGTATTTGTTAATGTCCACATAATCCGAGGGTGGGTTATTATTAGATCTATCCTTTCATGAACTATTTTATTTTAAAATATACACTACCTGAGAACTCAGTTCTCTTTTTCTCTTTGTGGAGAAAAAAAACCAAGAAATATATGCAACTATTAGTATAGGTGTTATACTTGTGGTTAGTCTTTATGTTCTGGGTTTGATTCTTGAAAAGAAGAGAGCTATTCATTAAGGAAGCAGTTTAGATGTATTATTTTTGCCCTCTTTAAAGGTCGGTCAAAAGCCATCTTTCGATGTCTTGTTCTTAACTGCTATTATACCAATTCCTAAAATAGCTGTCAAGTACCTTTAAAACTAATAAACCTCACTTTTCTATCATTTTTCTTAATAGTTTACTTCATCTATTATGCGTAAGTACTTGATTAATAAAGATAAACAGTGAAATAATTTATTTTAAACTATTTTAAACTATTTTATTTGTAAAAAAGTACAATAAAATGCACTAAACCCCTTGACGTAAGTACTAAATGAGCGTATACTTGTTCTATAAGTAAGAGAAAAGGCTCTTACATCAACAACTTAAAGGACAATAAGATGACTAAGAACTTCACAGAGACAGCAGGGAAAACAATTGGCGCACTACTAGTGGCAGCAACAATATTTACATGCGGGTTCTTCACGGCCCAAACACTAGAAGAGAATAAGACCTTAGTTCCTATATATGAAAAACAAGTATATGAAGAACAAATAATAGATTATAACATAGATGAAACCTATGAGAATATTAACGCAAATATAGAAGAAATAGAACAAATGCTAAATTACATGAATAGCTTAGACCTAACATTAGATGATATTAAACAGATTCAACAGGAGAACAAATAATGACTAATTTAAGAGAAATCAGCACAAGAATAATCGACTTAACCAACATGAAATTTGGTATGTTAACAGTAAAAGAGTTCGCAGGAATGGACAAGCACCGAATGGCAATGTGGGACTGTAAGTGTGAATGCGGTAAAGAAACTATAGTTAGAGGATCTTCCTTACAAAGAGGAACAACTAGAAGTTGCGGGTGCCTCAAGAAAATCAAACAATTCAAACTACCTGTAGGAGAAGCTTCCTTTAACCATGTATATCGCAAATATATCTCAAATGCAAAGAAGAGAGGGATTAAATTTGACATGAGCAAAGAAGACTTTAAAAGACTATCTAGCCAACCGTGTGAATATTGCGGAAAAGAACCTAGTCAAACAGATACCGTCCCGAATATTAATGGAGACTATGTTTATAGTGGACTTGATCGTATTGATAATACTGATTATTATCATGTAGATAACATGATTCCATGTTGTATTAAATGCAACAAACGCAAATACACTATGACCTTATCCGAGTTCCTGGAAAGAGACTATATGGTCCAGATCAGAAACGGTGGATTTAACCATGACATGCTATTTAAAATAGCTTCTTTGCTGCAAAGTTTGCAATAGAGGTAAAAATAATATGACCTATAATGAATTTAAATCCTATATAAACAATATTAATGGAAATAGGAGAATAACTAATGAGTAAATTTAATGTAAAAGAGTTCGATAATATCGGCGACCTATTTAACAAGTTTCATTCAGTGGTAATAACCAATGACGAACTAACAATGGATGTTTTAGATAGCGCTCTTTATATCTTAGAGGAAAAAGAAGACTTATGTTGGGGTATAAAAAATGATCTAAGGGCAGTTTTGCACCCCAAGCAAGTAGTGGAATTAAAAAGTGACATGCGTGATGGAGCACAACACTTTGGTGGTGAAGTTAGAATTGAAGATACATGGCGTACTCAAAATATGGATTATACTGAAAATGAGGATTACATAGGTCGTTTAGGTATGATTCATATATATAAATCAGATTCCCTTAAACCTGGACGTGGTGCTCTATTCTTAGTAGTAGAAACCAATAAGAAAGATGTTAGTGTTATTGATAACGATTATGGCGTACAACTTATAAGCAAGGAGAATAACTAATGAGAAAACTAATAACAGATAGAAGTGGAATAAGATTGAAAATAAGTTGGTGGATTGGAAAACTTATTAAATACCGTAGATGTGATGCATGTTTAGGTATTATTAAGTATGGTGCATCTAAATGTAAGCACTGTGGCAGTACAGTAGCAGTATGGAAATAGGAAAATAATGGTATTCCAATCGTAAATAAGGAGAATAACTAATGGAAAAACTGAGCATTGATACCCGTAAATTTGAATTATTCGTAAAAGAAACAGCAGAAATAGATCAAGACCAACGTTATTTAGAAGATCCACTACTTTTCATGAGCATTGCATCTACCATATTTAATGATCTTATGAGTTTTGCTGCTTCTGATAAGGGACAAGAGATTATTAGTAGAATCACAGATCAAAGAGATGAGTTCTGTAACCGTGTTGCACTACATGATGCTCAAGTATTGTTGAATGAAGATGTAACTCAGCTTAAATTAGCTTTAAATAGAGAAAAGAAATAATGACTATATCACCTCTCAAAAAAAACAAAAAAGGGAAAGGAGGACCACCTAGCTCTGCCCCTAAGACCCTAGCAACAGCTAAGTTTCGAGAGCGTCAGGCTCTTGAGCTTAGAAGTGCTGGTAAAAACTATCAACAAATAGCTGATATAATGAAAATGAGTCTATCTGGTGCTAGGAAGTGTGTTATTAGATCACTTGAATATATCCAGAATGAGATAACTGAAAAGGCTCATGAGGTAAGAAGCCTTGAACTTGGTAGATTAGATCTCCTTCTAGATGTTGCCATGGAAGCTGTAATAGAAAGTAAGGATCTTGGTGCTATTGATAAAGTAGTTAAGATCATGGAACGTAGAGCTAAATTATTAGGACTAGATCAGCCAACTCAGATGGATATCTTAGTCTCAACACCACAACAAGTAAGAGAAGAGAATCGTATTAAGATCGTTCAGGTACATCCAGAGATGACAGATGATGAAGTAGAGTCTGCTCTTACAGCCCTAGATAATATGAGTCAATAAAATGGGAATAAAGCTACCAATAAAAAAGAAGATTGTTCACACTAAACCTGCTGATCCAGTAGATGTTGAATTAGCGTGTATTGCTGCGAAAAAAAGAGCTTACTATGCTGCTAATCCATGGAAGATTGTAACTGAAATCGTTTATCCTGAACTAGAGTTCGCTGATTTCCACGAGGAATGGTTCAATATTCAATGGGATAACAAGACTACTTTCATTCGTGCTCCTAGAGGACATGCGAAGACTACTGTTTGTACCGTGGGTTATAGTATCGCTAGACTTTTGATTAATCCTAATGTTAGAATCCTTATTGTATCCAGAACAGCTACTCAGGCACAAGTGTTTGCCGCTGATATTCAAAATAGACTGGAATCCAATGAGAAGATTATTGCTTATTGGGGTAAACAAGTAGGATCTCCATGGACAAACTCTAGATTTACGGTAGCTACCAGAACTAAAAGCATTAAAGAACCAAGTGTTATAGCTTCTGGAGTAATGGGACCGTTGGTTTCCTTACACGTTGACGAACATATCATTGACGATATGCTTGACTTCTCAAATACTAGAACTACCAATATCAGGCAAGACACCGTAGAATGGGTTGGGGCTAACCTTAATCCTACTCTAGATCCGGGTGGTTTTAGACATTGGTTAGGTACTAGATATCATTATGAGGATTATTATGGTACTCATCTGCTTAAAAAATATAAAAGACAAGAGTACGTCACCAACCCTAATACTTGCAGAGCTATCATAGATGAAGAAAAAGGCAAAGTTTTATGGCCTGCTAGATTCACAACAGACCTAGATGAAGCTAAAAAAGGAGAAAAGCTAGACCTTATTGCTCAGAGAGAGATGGATGGTCCTATTATTTTTGCGGCACAGTATCAAAATGATGCAGAAGCCATGAGAGGAATGATTATTAAGCCCGAATACATTAAATATTATACTCTTGTGGAGAATAAGACAATGGTTCTTCCAGAAGGAGTAAAAGAACCTATAGAAATCGAAGACCTCATTAAAGTCACAGGAACAGACCAAGCTATTTCAGATAAAGAAACTGCTGATCCCAGTGCATTCTGTACTGTTGGTCTTCATAAAAAGACCAATCAACTATTCCTTCTTCCTGGATTACGAGAAGCTAGGCTAGATATCCACAAACAGATCGAAGAGATCGAAAAAGAAGCTAGACGCTATATTCCTAGACAGCTAGGTATTGAAGATGTTGGTTTCCAACGTGCATTGTATCAGCTAATAGATAAGAAGTTCCGTCAGAATGGTCTAATAAACAAAACTAAGCTAGTTAGAGTACCAAGAAAAGATGGGAAAGTAACAAGAGTCACATTAAACATGATCCCTCCGATGGCCGCAGGAAACTTTTATGTCCTTAAAGGTGAACATGATGATTTCGTAAGAGAAATGTTAGGTTTCACAGATGACAGTTCTAAGGCACATAGATTAGATTCCGTGGAAATGGCAGTTTCGTTACTTTTGAAGCGTACCTTCGTAGCGAAGGCGTGGTACTAATAGTTAAAACACTTAACAAGTTATCTCATAACTGTTATACTTATATATAGGTGGTCAACCTATTAGAAATAACAAGGAGAATATTATGGGACAGAAGATTAGAGATTTAACAGCTCAGCGTTTTGGCAGACTAGTAGTAGTAAAAAGAGCCGAAAACGATACGCATGGTGGTGTTAGGTGGTTATGTAAATGCGATTGCGGGAAA